GCCCGTGCCGACCACGACACTCCCCGCGGAAGCCTCGTCCGAGAGGATGTGGGCGTTGAAACCTTCCATCACGCTATGTCTGTCTTTTTATCTCGATCACGAGCGGCAGGTGGTCGGACATCATGAACCCGTCGTTGACCACCCCGCACGACACCACGGAAAGGCCGAAGGCGGCGCAGTGGTCCAGGCTTCCGGACGACCCCGTGAAGTTGTGCCTGAACGTGATGTCGCCGATGTCCTCGACCTCCTTGCCGAGCCTCCCCGCTACATCCGCCGGGGAATGGTTGAAGTCCCCTACCATCAGGCACGGGCGCTTCTCCGCCTCCCTCCGGAGCCTCTCCCACACCTTCCCCATGCACCTCCGCCACGTGCCGTGGACGTTGATGACGCGCACGCCTTCCACCTCCGCCGCGTTGTGGTGCACAGCAAACCACAGTGGACGCGCCTTGATCCCCCTGCGGACATAGATGTGGTGGGACGCGGAAAGGCCGACGCGGCGGTAGCCTTTCGGGATCCAGAGGTTGGCCGGGAACGACAGCTCCTGAAGGCAGAGGACATCCGGGGCCTCGTCGGTTATGAACCTCCTTATCCTCCCCATCCGCCTGCGCCACCAGCGCGGCGACTTCCTGTCCGTGTCTCTCGTCCAGACGCGGCAGTTGAGCGAGACCACTTTCATGGCCGTCCCTCCGTCGCCTCAGCCGAAACCGCGTCCTCGTCCTCCGGGACCTCCGCGTCAAGCGCGGCCACCCCGGCCTCGGCATCGTTGATCTCTCCTCGCCACGCCCTCCTCCGCGAGAGGACGGCGGCGTACTCCTCCATCGTTGCCGCGCCCTCCGCGATCTTGGCCGCCACGTAATCGGTTTCTTTAAGCTTCGCCTCCCTGTCCCTGACGAGGGAGAACAGGACGTTTCTTTTGTCCTCGATTTCTTGTCTTGTCATTTTTCTTCCTTTTGTCTTTATTGAACTTAAAATGATATTTCCTCTTCAGTATGTCGTTATGCTTATAGCCCTCATTCGCCTCGAAGCATCGCCTATCATCGTTATAATGGCAGTATTTCTCCCATTTCGGACTAACCTCATCGACTAAGTCTCTGATAATCCCGTATGCGTTCTTGCGCTTGAAGTTCCCCAGGTAGCTGTTGATGCTATCTAAGAAGTGTCCGAGCATCGACGGATACACAAGCCTATTCCATTGTCGGATGGCCATCTTGCAGCTCCTTACAGCCCTGTCGCTCGCGTAGATCCTATTGTACTTGATTTTTGCGCCAAGAAATGTGACGCCTTTGCTATAATGCTGCTGATACCTCTTGAGAGGGTGCATTTGGTATCCGTATTCCTCCAGAAGCATCTTCTCGCTGGTAGCAACGTGCGCAAGCCCTGCTTGTAGGTTCTCCACTACCCAGACCATATCATCTACAAACCTCGTATAGTGAAGACCACAAGTGTCTGTTTGGAATCTATCAAATTCAGCCAATGCGTAGTTCTTTTCCACCTGCCAGAACTGGTTTCCGAGGCAAGCTCCGTGGCTTGGGTCGTTATTGAATACCACGCTTTTCCCAGCTGCTATAATGTCATCCCACCTGAATCGAGGAGACCTCAGATGCGCGTGCTCCTGCGGATAGGCATAATTGACTCTTTGAAGAATATACAGCAAGTCGTCCCTCTCGTCATTGTCCTCGATACACTCTTCTATGAGAGACCTGTAACTCTCATAAGAGCGATCCAAATCCGTTGACGGAAAGTACGACTTGATGTCTCTTTTGATTATGTAGCAATCCCTCGTATAGTTCTTTGAGACTTTACGAATGTCGTCACGAACCTTCAGTATAGCCCTGTCACAACCGAAGCCAATACGGTTGTTGAGTGTGCTATCTGTCAGCCTTTCTTCGACTAATGGACGCACCCGTATATCAAAATGATACTGGAGCGTCTTCATCTGCATAAGGCACGCTATGACCTCTCTGTCTTTAGGCTTGGGATTGATGAATGCGCATAAAAAAGGAACAAGGGAGCGGTCCTCGAAATCCCTATGTAGCCGCATCAGGTCTCTCTCCCAATGCAGCCAAAAATGAATACTATCCAAACTTCGCTTCTTATTTGAGCGACATCCGAAGTAGTCGTCTTTTAGAGTATCGAGTTCCATTGCGTACAACCATAATTCACGAGGGGAACAGACAGGTTCGAGTTGTACAAGTTGTTGCCGTTCGCAAAACCGTAGTTGCCATTCGCAATCCAACCGTTGTTCTCGTTGTACCGGGAACAAGACCAAACGTTGCTGTTCGAGGCCCATGCCTTACTCTTACCTGCCGCTATGCGGAAGGAGGGCCTCCTTTATGATTTTTCGGGACTGCCGGTTCATTGCCTTGCAATGCCGGACGTGCCCTTGTTCCTTGATTTAATAATTGAATTCTTCCAGCGAGTCGTGCCTTCGTCAAGTTTACCGATATGCTCCAGCAACTGCAATTTAATAGAGTCTGGAGTTTTCGTATCAAGAGGATTCTTGACGCGAATAATGTTCCGCTCTCCGATTTTCCTCATAGTCATAAGGAAGACAGCCACGTTAGCACACATCCTCTTCAGATGAATCTCCCTGTCCTCCTCAAAATCGTAGGCAAGTGCAAACTCCTTGATAACATCAAGAATCTGGTCGATAGCTCTATTGCAATATCTAATCCTATCGACTTTACTCATCATTGTCTCCGCCTGAAGCAGCAACCCATAAATCTCGTCTGCGTCGTCTAATATCTGAGGGTACGGCTTTTCGCCTGGTAACTTTTTCGGTTCGTAGTATTCTGACTTTGGCATAACTCACTTGTATTTTGCAAGGGCGGGAGCGGGGACGCTCCTCGCCCAAAAGATTAAGACTAAGCCACGCTTGCAGCGGTAACTTTCAAAAGCACGAGGGGAACAGACAGGTACGAGCCGTACAAGCTGCCGCCGTTCGCAAAACCGTAGTTGCCACTCGCAATCCAACCGCTGCTCTCGTAGTACCGGGAACAAGACCAAACGTTGCTGCCATTACTGAGCGCAGGTGCACCTATAACCTGAAGCGCCGCATTGACCTTATCTGCATTCCTATCGCTTGTCGTTGAATAGCGTAACTGACCGATAATGCTAAAAATGCGAGACATCTTCCCGAGTACCCATTCGCCGCGCTTGAGCAGCTCGTGTTCATAGTGCACTTCTGCTGCTTTTCTCGCAGTTGGAGAGGTATATCTTTCCACGCCGTCTTGACCAACGTATTTAAGACTTGCGAGATAATGGGTGTTTTCTTTTTCTGAGCCGTAGGTATCGTCATCGAAAATACCGTATTCTGACGGAAGCACAGGAAGAAAACTCTCCATAAATTTGAGCCAACCTTCTTCTCCATCGCCATAGACCTGGCGCAGATACGCGCAGTGATCGCTCCGATACTGTGACTTACCGAGATACCCAGGCAGGCAAATCGGACACGCTATTTTAACCGACTTAATGTCTGTTGCCGGATTATACGTAGTTAAAGAATTGTCTTGCCTAAAATACGCCAACGCTCGCGGCATATTGGTTATAGTCCCTTCGCTGCCTCTTTGTCCATTCATTCTGAACATTCTTGTCGTTGGTTTCCACTTAGAGGCATTGTTCGCAGAAACCGAAAATCCTGACTTGGCGGTGTTATACGATGCCTGCTGCCAGGCTATGTATTTGAAGTGCAGAAAGACCTCTCCATTTTCATCTGCTATCGCCACCCAATCCTGAGTAATAAATGGCTCATTTGCTTTGAAATAAGTATTGAGTTGCGATACTAAAGCAACAATATTATCAGCCTTGTATGTAATTGTGTAGTCCTTGTTTGCGGCCCAACTATCTGCTTCGCTCCTTATACTCAAAACTCCGGTATGCTCCGCCCCGTCGAGCGTGTATCCTGACAATTTGTAGCGATACCTAACCAACAAAGGCGCACCTGAAAACTCGTGATTCATAACTGCAACTTCACCTCTATAATCTGGATGGTCTACGCCTATAACAACAACTCCGACGATTTCGTAATTGCTCATAAAACTCTTGGAACTGAAAGTCTGAGGAGCGATGAATCTCAGCACGTGCAGTCCGTCTAGAACGGCAATGCTTCCAGTAGTAGCAGAGTTTAATCCAATAACCACATTACACCCGTCATACTTGCACTCATTGCTTGCGCCAATGAGGGAAACCTGACTCTCAAACTCACTCTTGACGGCGGCCTCGTAAGCCGCTTCATTTTCGTAATACTTTATCATAACCAACCATTTTTTTTAAGCCTGTTTCCAGTCCGCCACGGAATCAACGCCGGCGGCGTAGTACAGCCCGCCCGACGCCGCGTCGAGGTTGATGTACTGCTGCCCCACGAACGCCGGCACCCCGTCCCACGGGAGTCCGTCCGGGAGGTTGTCTGGCACGTTCGCCTCGGCCGGGACGCCGTGCGCAAGCATCACGAGGGGATAGCGGCACCTCGTCAGCCCCCTCACATCGACCGTCCCGGCGGTCGCGTTTCCGAGGAGGCCGCGGCTCCCCTCCAGCGCGTCCAGACGGGCGGCGAGGCTCACTATGGCCTCGGCCACGACACGGTGGTCGAGGCTCGCCTCCGTCTTTTGGTAATATCCTTCGAGACCCTTCTTCACCTCATCGACTCCGGCCTTGTTCTCCGCCACCCCGGCCGCGTTCCTCCCGATGTCTGACGTGTGTTCCTCCGTCAGCGTCTGGAGTTGGGATATGGCCGCGGCCATCTGCGCCGCCCCCGTCTTGTCGGAGGCGATGTAGTCGGCTATCTCCTTCAGGGTGTCGAGATCCTCCGGCGCGCCCGCCACTACCCTGGCTATGGCGTCGGCCACGGTCTTCCTGACCGAGCCGTCCACGTTGGAGTCGGAGTTCAGGACGTCGATGAGCGACTCGAGCGCGGCCACGGCTGCCTTGCGGTCGGTCTCCTCCTTGGATATGGCGGCGTTCGCCCTGTCGATGTCGCCCTGCTCCTTGGCCTTCTGCGCGGCGAGGTCGGCGGCCACGTTTGCCACGTCCGACTGGCGGGCGATGACCTGCGGGTCCACGGACACCGTGTTGTCATCCGCGACTGACACGCCGTAGCCCTGCCTCACCGGGCGGGAGTATGTCCCGGCGCCGTTCAGGTACTCGTTGGCGCGGCCGTCCATCTTCAACTTGTCAACCTTACCCGCCCTCTCGTCCGTGAGGTCGTTCGCGGAGAGGCCCTTGCCTGGCTCCTTGTCCACCTTGCCGTCCAGCATCCCCTGGACGCGCTTGTCGGCCTCCGCGGCAGACTCCTTGGTCTCGAACTTCCCGTCCGCCTCCTCCTTCGAGTACATCCCGAGGTCGGAAGGCCTCTTGTTTCCCTCCAGTGTCACTCCGCCTATCGACGGACGGTTCTCGAGCAGGTTGTAGTCCGTTATGCCGGAGACCTGCCCGACACGGAGTGTCCTCGACTTTATGTCAACCGTTATGTTGTACCCCTGCCCGTTGCCGCCTCCGGCGGCAGTGTCTATGCTCGCGTCACCACTGTCAGTTACGATGGCGAAGAGATCATTTTCGAAGATCCGGCCGTCTTGCCCATCCTTATTAAACAAAATCTCCACACCGTACGTGCCTGTTGTGAGTGTCGAGCCGGCGAATGTCGCGGTAACCTCACCGCCGTCGATAGAGATACTTTTGGCCTCGATCCTGTTAAAAGAGCGGACGAGTCTCATCGTGACACCCGTACAAGCGCCGAGGTTGAACGCAATATATGCGCCGCTGGCCGCGTCATAGACGGACGCCAGAGCTACAACCGTAAGATCATTGCCTTTGACCATGCGGATATCAGGCAATTTTTTGTCACAATCACATTCTTTCATAAAAAAACTTTATATTTGTTCCGGTAACGCGCCCATAGGGTGCTACCCTCCCGTAACGCGCCCATAGGGTGCTACCGTCCGGCTATCACGCCCATAGGGTGCTGCGCCGGATGATTTTTTTTATCCGGACACGCCGAACCACATGCTGGCCCGCTGCGCCGCGCCCTTGTTCTGCAACTCGACAGTCAGCGGTGCGACGTCCGAGTAGATATAGCGCGGCACCTTTTCACCGGCAGTGTTGGTCAGCTCCATGGTCGTCGGCGACAGCGGCTTGGTCTGGTCGACGAGCGCGGTGAATGCCGGATTAACATACCTAACAGCTATTCCGAACTTCTTCCTCGTCTTGTATGCGCTGCCAAAACCCCTTCTCGCGTTGCTCTCCGCCGCCCACTGGATATAGTTCCTTCCCCACAGCTCGGCCTTGGTGTGGGCCGAGTCCTCCATGAAGCGCTTGACGATGAAGTCACGGAGCTCCGCGAGCCTCATGATGACACCTTGACCACTGCCGAAACCTTGCACCGTGAACGCCGCATGGTCGGTGACACCCTTGTCGCCGAGAGCGACGAACCAGCCTTTCCTCCCCATCCTCAGCGTGCCGCCGCCAATGGCCTGGCTGATCCCCGTCTTCCTCTTATTCAGCCGCCGGTAAACCATTAGCACCGCCTCGTACTTGTCCGACGACAGGGCCGGATGCTTGACAGACAGGGAATTTATCTCGACTTCTTCTGGCGTATATCTCCTGAAGACCTTGAGAACAGGCCTGACGCGGAGCCTTGCCTGGCTGTCGAAGACATCCGAGGCCTTCGGGATGCCGAAAACGAAAGAAAACTTTTTGGCCGTGTCCGGACCGCTCGCAGTCACTTTCGCGGTCGGGGTGGTCCCGTCCACCGCCGTAGCCGTGGCCTCAGGGGTGTCAAATCCGGCCGCCGCTCCCGGAGCTCCGGAGCCGCCCGAACCTCCGGGACCGGAAGAGGAACCGCCCGAACCTCCGGAACTTTGGCCGTACACGTTCGATGTTGTCAGTTCCGTGTACGACAAACTTACGGCCGGAAGGCTGAGCATCGAGATGTCAATCTCACCATTGACCAGGTTGAATGTATATTGCTCAACAATATAGTCAAGATTGGCAGCGGACGAATGCATGGTCCTGATAAACTCCGGAAGTTTCCAGGCCTTCGATTTGTACATTACAAGTCCGGATAACCTTAGCCGTGGATTGGCGATTGACAAAGCATTATCAATCGCCATGAAATCGTTAAACGTCTTGGCTTCTGAGATTGCCGCGGAGGTAAAATCCTTGGCATTAATGATATTTTCATAGTTGCGATCAGCCCCGAAAGATAAGGTTACATCATCCGCGCGGCCGCGCGCCTCATTATCCAACAAAATTCGCGTCACTATCCCATCCGGTAAATCCCCTGCAGCACGACGTAGGCTTACATCATATAAGTGGCACGTGCTTTTAGCACAGTTGACCAGCTCTACGCGCATATTGACCAATTTCATGTACGGAACGGTGCCGTCTTCTTTTTGCGGTAGTTTAAATGATATTGAACCTGTTCCATTTATTTCGTCAAAAGTGAATTTTGGGGCATTGACGATTGTATTGGACACCGGACTGGTGTTATGCCAAGTTCCGGTGTCATAAAGATAAAGCGTCACCGGAAATGAACCATCAACAGACGTTGACACTAATATAGATATGACGGCATACACATATCGCCCCGATGGCATATAAGCGTTCAGCTGTAGTGTATAATTCGCCTGGGAATAGGAATCGTTTAGCCCCAAAGTAGCCGCTGACAACTGTACATATGCAGCTTCGTCTTTCGAGCCACCCGGGAAGCCGATATAATTACCGAGGTTATCGCTGCCAATTGTGGCGCCGGAAGAGGTAAACCAGGATGACGCAGAGCTAATTGCAGGCAAACATTCGCGAGGGTTCGCATGGTCCAAGATCAGACTCAAACCTTTTTTGGCCGGCTCGATGTTCATCGAGAGATTCCCGACCGGGAAAAGCTGTCCTAACCCCGCCAGGGAACTCAACCCGATATAACTTATGCCGCTGTAATTGCTGACATCCGTCTCCCTCAGAAGCACCCACCTGAGGGAGACGGCGTCAAATCTGATGTAGGCGTGAAAACTTTCCAGAATCTTATCAAGGACCTCGTAACAGGTGCTCCCCTCCAACTGGTCAATGTTTATTGTAAAGTCAAGGAGTCCTCTCTCGTCACCATCCACCAGCGAGCTTATCGCCGTCATACTCGCAACATCCTGATTAGTCTTATCCAAAAGCAGCAACAGCAATTCACGGACAGTCTTGTCTCCCTGCTTCTGAAAATCATAGTTTTTTAGCTCGGCCAAGTTGTCGGAAGCCGTAAGCGTTATGTCATATGGAGCGTTGACCCACGGAGCGAAATAGAGTTCCGGTGTGATGAAACCGCGCCAGATTCTCGACGCTCCGAACTTAACGGTCACTTGGTAAAGTGTCGGGTCTGAGGTGTAGAGATCCGCAAACTCATCCTCCACAAGACATTCCGCCGCCCATTCCAGAGATGAACCAAGAATATGACCGGACCTCTCACGCTTCAGGACGGCGGAGCCGCCCACGGCGCGGCTGGAGACTGCCCCGGTGTAGTCCTTCTTCGCCACGGAGATGGTGACCTCCGGGCCGTTGGCCGCGTCAAGGACAAACCTGTATAATTCGCCGTAAGCCATAATCAAGTCGTGTATCGTTTCCTGTTAGCCTCGTTGTTAAGCACGGCCACGAGCTTGGAGCCGTCCGCCTGTAGTGTGCCGGTCACGTGCAGGGTCATCTCCCTCTCCCAGCTCCTGTCGTTCGAGCTGTTGTTGGAATACCCCGAACTTGCCACGGAGCTCGCCACGTAGGACGTTCCGGTGGCGCTGTTTACCGCCGCCTGGAGTCCGGCCTTGGCGGCCGCTCCCACCGCTATGAGGGCGGCACCGGCGGCTATGGCCGTATAAGGGTTGGTGAGCATCGACTTGAACGCCTCGGAGGCGAGTCCGGCTGAAACCATTATCTCTCCCATCTTGATGGCGGCCTCGGCTAAAGGCGAAAGCAGGGCGTTCATCATCCCCGCGCCACTCAGCTCGTCAAGGCCCGCCACGCAGTTCGCCAGGTACTGGAAGGAGTCCGATATGCCGCCCACAATGGCGTCGTTCAGTGCCTTGTTGGCATCATCCGTGGCCTTGATCATCTCGTCGAGGAAGTTGTAATACCCCTTGAAACTCTCCGAGAGTTTTGATGGGTCGATCTTGGCGAGAAGCCCGTCAACGGCGGACGTGTCGAACTGCGTGAGCTGCTGGAGTCCCTTCAGGGCGGACTCGTCCAGGTTGATCCCGCCCATCAGCCCCTTGCCGTTGTCGGCGCGCCCTGTAAGGCTCGCGGACATTGACTTCGGCGGAGCGGCAATGTTGTCCATGGCCATCTTGTCGCGCATCTCCAGCGCCTTGTCCATCTCGGCGTTGAACTTGGCGATCTCCGTCATGCCGGCCTCGACGGCCTTGTTTATCCCATCCCGCCACTTCTGCCCGGTGGCGGAAACGCTCTGCTGTATGGTGTTCTGGAGGCTGACCATCCTCCTCAACTTCTGATTACATTCCCTTTGCAGATCATTCACGGCGGCGTAGGCATTGCGCTGCCGGTCCATATCCTCTACAGAGCTGCTCGCAAGGTCGTTCTGCGCCTTGATGTTGTCGGCGACTTTCTTCTGCATCTCTACCTGCTCGGCGGTCGTGCTCTTTTGAAGATCTATAGCCTTCGTGACGGCCTCCTGCCGCTCCTTCGTGGACTTGGAAGTGTCTGAAGCAACAAGCATCAATTCAGCGACCTGCGCAAGGTTATCCTTCCACTCGATCGACTTGTCCTTCATCGCCTCCGTCGTGTCGAAGATCTCCTTGGCATAGACGGCCGCCTTTTTAGCGGCCGCTTCCGCTTCTCTGCGAACTTTTTCCAGCTCATTAGCCCTCTCGATGAACTGGTCTTCGTCACCTAACGAAGCTTTTAACATTTGCCCGCCCAAAGACTTAACTGTTGTCCAATACTTAGACCAGCCGCTAAGAGTTTCAGCCGTTTTTTTCCCAAGTTGGGTAGAGTCGGAAATATATTGCTGAAAAGTGTTCGTCCAAGCATCGGTCTGCAAGGTCAACGAGGTTCCCTCAACTGTGTTGCGGTAACGCTCCGCCTCGTCATTAAGTATCTTAAAAGACGCTATAAGACCCGTAATGCCGATTCCGGCGATGGCTCCGGCGGCCACTCCCGCGCCCAAAGCAATCTTCTGGAAAGCCGTCTCTCCCTGTGCCGAAGCCCCCTTGAAAAGGGTCGCCACGTTCTTGAGTTTGGAGCCGACCTCCGTTATGGCGCCGATAGGTATGCCTAAAGAATCCTCCACGGCGGCGGACATATCGCCCACCGTCTTCGAGAACTCCTGCGTTGACTTCTTGGCCACAGCCATCTCCTTCTTGAACCCGGAGGCGTCCGCGTCAACACTCACTTTAAGTTTTTTGCTCGCCATATCACCAACCTTGTTTTTTGACTATATTCAACAGGCGGCCGATAGACCGCTCCTTCTGCTCGGAGGACATTTCCGGCGCTTTCGACTCCTTCGCATCCCACGGCATCGGCCAGAAGTCAGCCGGATCTCTTATCTGGTCTTTTCTCCGCAACTGGACGTTGAAGAGCCTCAACGCCGCACCTCTTGCCAGTTCTCCCAGGTGCCTCGCATTCGCCTCCTCCCTGCGTCCGTATGCCCTCATCGCCTCCCAGAACTCCCCAACCGGCATACCATAGAACTCCGCACGCGGCATCCCCAGAAGGCCGAAAGCCCAGCCCCGCGCATCCGCGATGGTGACGCTAATGCGCGGAGCCGTGTCCTCTACTCTTTTTTTTTGCCGTCCTCCTGACCTGAGGCCCCGGGGGACAGCTCCCTGAATATGGCCGCTACCGCATCAGGAACCTCAGTCAACGAGTCCGGAGCCGCCCCGACATCCTCCGGGGTGATCCTCTCATCGCTTCCGCCCTTGCGCAGCCCCTCGTTGACACAGGCGGCCACCAGCGCGGTGCAGTCCGATGCCGACAGCCGCGCTATATCCATCAGCCCGTCTATCGTGTCGCGGCCCACATATCTCAAATAAGCCGCCACGGCGTTGAAATTCGCCGCCGCAGGATAAAACCTGCCGTTAACCTTGACCTCAACCATGGCTACGATTCTGGGGTCATAGCTCCCGTCACCTTGAAGTTCGTCGTCCAGCTCGCGGTGTCCTCTGAATTGGAACTCTCGGTGTAGCCGGTGCAGACACAGTTGCCTGAATAGGACTTTCCGCCGGCACAGGAATAGACGAACGGGATGACCGCCGCCGAACCGGTCTTCAAGGCCATCTCTATCAAATCGTCACGCGTCAACTTGGTCGTGGCTCCTGTCGTGGATACCTCAACCATTCCCTGTGCCGCGAAAGTGACCTCCTGCCCGATGACCATTGACTGCTTGTTGCCCTGGTCATCCTTTGTGATGCTCTCCTTTGTGGTCGGGGTGATCGTGAGATCATCCTGAGTGCGTCCGGCCAAAGTCTTGTTGTTCAGCTTGAACGCTATGTTGTAACCTTCTACCATAATATTAAAAAATCTAATTGTATTGCGTTATCTGGAACCTGACCTCGCTGCGCCATATCCCCTCCACGCAAGTGTCGGAGCGGGACACCGTGAACGTCCTGAAGGTCCCGTCGTTCATCGCCGAAAGCACGGCCTCCTCAACCTTGTCAGCCAGCGGCCTTGTGTCAGCGAACCTCTTGCCATAGACGGTGACCGGAAGGCTGGAGACAATCTTGTATACGCCATCCTTGGTGCGGAAATACTCCGGCGAATGCTCATACACGGCGTAAGGATACGCCCCCGTCTCCGCCTCGTAAAGCGAGACCGGGACCACCTCTTTCACGGCGGCCACCACGGCCTTGCCTATCCTGTCATCAAAGCCTGTCGAGATCATAACCCTGCTTTTTCAAAGACCCCTTGAATTCCTCCAGAAAGACATTCTCCCAGCCTTCGCTGGCCTCCTCAAAGAAGCCGGTCGGGAACTGTCCCTTGTCATTCCGCCTAAGCCGCCCGTTCGCCGAATCCTTACTTTTGACCGGATAATCGAACTTATGGTTCGGGTCGCGCCGCTCCAACGTGCCATAATCGGCCCAGTACGCCTTGAACCAGTCAGAGACCTTCTTCCCGTTCGGCTGGTGCCCCTGCGCCTCGTGTCCGTTGTAAAGTCCCATATCGGCGTAGAAGTTGCCGTCCCTCGACATCTTGGCCTTCGACTTGATCAGCTTCTTCCAGCGTTGTGGTATCTGCCTTTTGAGTTTGGCCGCCACCTTGCGTCCAGCTGATGCCATAGCCTTCTTGCCGGCCTTCTGAAGCTCCTTCGGAGCGCCGTCAAACATACGGAGGACATCCTCGACGCCGTCTATCCTTATCGCCTTCGCCATATCACTCGATTGATCTGACGGACAACTTGCAGATCGGCGAAAGCCGCGAAACGGGGTCGATGCCCTCGATCGAGTAAGGGACACCGGCGATGAGGACACGCCATCTTGTCGTCAGTTCCGGCACCTTCCAGATGGTCAGGGTCAACGCCTGGCCCTGCTCCAGGTTGCCGTTGTCAATAACCTCGTCGATGTCGCGCTCCACCTTTGCGAACACATCGCGGACACATTGCCAGTTGTAGATCTTCTCACCGGTGTCCCCGGTGGTGATCTCGCAGCGCTGCAGCCGCACCCTCGTGTCAAAGTCGCCTATGCCCCAATTCTCCATACGTTACAGCTCATAGTTGCGGTAAGGCCGCAGAAGCGCGGCGGATGCCTTGGGGAGCGTCTCCACGCTGTCCAGCGGATTGCTGAACAACGAGGAGGCTATCAGGAGGATGGCGTTCATCAGATCATCAGGCACCTGCTCCATTCCAGCAGTCCAGACGATCTCCGCCTCATCGCCCGTCACGGACGGGTCGAAGCGGACGGCGGACGACGACCGCAACGCGGTCCAGCCTTCCGAAAGCAAAACCCCGTCCACCGCCACGGACTCCACCGCCAGAAGCGGGGAATCCAGGCGGATTTCGGGTGAAAAAGGGAATATGTCGGAGAAGCGGGACTTGAACACGACACGCCCGATCTGATGCTCGGCGGAGCGCACGGCGGCGCAGAGCTTCTGTCGCAGCTCGTCGTCCAGGTCGCAGGAGGTGAGCCTCAGATGGCTTTTCAGCCTTCCGAGACCCTCCCAGAGCATGTCATCGTCAAAATCCCGTCTCATCTCTCTCTTAGTCGGTCGTAATGTCAACGATGGCCGCGAAGCTCTTAGGCTCGACAACCTTGACATCGTTCCACGCGTTCAGCGTCGTGTTAACCTCGCCGGTGCGCGCGCCGGTGTACGGGTCGACAACAATGTCAATTCCACCCCATTGTCCGATGTAGAGATCCTGGAAGTTTCCGAAGATGAGGGCTGAGCATTTGGAGTCCGCCGTTCCCTTTGTGAGGTTGTCCGGCACGAGATTCGTCCAATCGAACGGATAGCCGTTAAGGATCTTCGGGGCCTCATTGGACAGAAGGAAGCGCGCTGTTCCCGTCGCCATTTCTGTGACCTTCAAAACGCCGTTAACCTTTGCGTTTGAAAGGTATGCCAGGCTTCCTCGGTTGGCATTCTTTGAGTTAACCTCAGTCTCCAGCTCGACTATGTGCTTCCAGTCGATGGCGCCGCCGTTCGCTCCCATGGCCACGCTTCCGATGCCGGTGGTTTTCAGAATGCCGGTAGGCTGATTGCCGCTCCCCGTGCCGGAGATGGCGGCCTTCTCCAGAAGATTGGCATGCGCGGAGGTAATCTTATCCAGAAGATCCTTCTCGACATCATAGGAGGTCTGGCGGAGCAGATCCTTGGTTATAGCCACCGAAACTGCTGATCTGTGAGGTGTCATCGACATCTTGGTGTAAGATGTCTTCTTGATGTCTGTCTTGGTTGCCTCGCCTTCCCACGATGCCTGAATGGCAGACGAGCTGATCGCCGTGAATGTACCCACAAGATCAGTCAGCACAGTCGCTCCTAAACGAGCCACCACCAGCTTGTCCTTGAGGATGTCAAGGTAACGCCTTTCGCCCTCCTCTGTGAGATTGCCTCCGTCAGCGGCCGTCGTGTAGTTCTGACCGCTCGCCGCACGGAGATAGGCGGACGGGATGACATGTCCACGCTGCTCCAATCCAAGTCGCTCATACTCCTTTGCCCCCATCTCGTCCACCTCTTTCTCGAGACCGGAAAGATTGCGGTCGATGATGCCATTGATGTAGCGCACCAACGAGAACGGCCTTCCGGCCACCCTCTGCCTTCTGTCAAGCTCCCTGTCGGCAGCCTGCTGCGCGGCGGCCTCCACAGTCTCCGCCTGTTCCAGCTCCAGCAGCAGCGCCTTGACCTCCGCGATACCCTTCTTCAAGGCATCGGCGTTCTCAGGGCTGTTCTGGATGCCCTTGACCTCCGCGACCTTGGCCGCGAGATCCCTTCTGATTTCCGCTATTTTTCTCATAATTAAAAAATATATTAAAGCAGAGCTGCCTCCGCTATAGTTAATTGCCTTTCGACCTCAACCGCCAACGCCATAGTCTCCATGTCATCCTTTGACACCTCCTCAACGTCATCCATCCGCCGCAGTTCGGCCATCTCCTCCTCCTGCGCCTCGATGGACTTCTTGAGAGCGTTCGGGTTCGCCGGGATATTGACCACGGAGACCTCGAGCAACTCTTGTCCGGCATAGTAATAAGTCGGGTTTTTTCCGTCAAGAGCCTCCTCGCCCTTGCCCCAGCTGCCCTTCCCCTTCGGCAGGAATCCGACCGATACAGCCTTCAGGCTGCCAAACAAAAGCTTGTTGTATATCTTGTCGGCCAGCTCGTTTATCTCCTTCGGCTCAAAGTCCACATCGACATACAGCTTTCCGTCCTTTGTGTAGGCTTTTCCCTTGCCTATGACGTTGTCGGGGTTCTCGGTGTCGTCCCATCCGCCGTAGACCTTGTGCTGATAGCCTATGATGCCGTTCTTGTTGAAACGGTCAAGCGACCAGCCTTCTTGATTGAGGACCGTGCCATGAGAATCCCTGGTCGAATCCGAAGCGATGAACGTGATGCGCCTCGAATCCTTGCTCTTGGCCTCCACAACCGCATCGCCGGCGGTTCTGAACAATATCTTATCCATTGTCTTGCGTGTTTTGATCATTCTCCTTGCCCACCACTCCCGAATTGAGCGGATAAAGCATATCATCAAGCCCGTCCTTGTGATGCAAGCCTTCAAGTTCCCGGACCTCGTTCCTCGACATATAGCCGTCAAGGATGGCGTTATGGTAATAGCTCGACCGCGCGGCCGTGTCACCTCTAAGCAAACCGCTAAGACCAAACTCCACATCATACTGTCCCACCTCGTCCGAGAAGAACATCTTGGTCCTCAACTCCACCTCCAGGCGCTTGATGATCGGCCGCAGGGTATATTCGACAAACTGGATGGTCTGATGCTCGATGTTGCTGAACGTGGCGTGTGATAGTTCCGCTATCATGTGCGGAGGAATGTTCAGGATGCGCGCCACGTCCTGAATGGACAGCGTCTCGCTTTGAATAAGCTGAGCCGCGACCGGGTTGACCGACAACTGCTTGTATTTAATGCCATATTCCAGCAAAGGCGTGCCGAAATTGCCCTCCGAGGCGGCCTTGAAATGCTCTATGAACTTGTTATATGCATCATCCCCAAGGTTGCCGTCCGTCTCCAGCACCGCCCTGATATTGCCTTTCCGGGTGTAAAACTCGCTTCCGAACTTCTCCGTGGCAAGGTTCTTACCCAAAGCGATGGCGTTATATATTACGGGGTTGACGCCAGTAAGCCCATCGAGGGTCAGGAGCATGAAGTGCAGCATGTCATCACCGCTGTAAGTGCCGTTGAGCCATGAGAGTCCCGGATCAGGGATTATGACGCGATACCACCTCTTCCCTCCGGACAGTGTGGCCGTGACGTTGGACGGGTGTACCTGATGAATGGACACCGGACTCCCGTCCGCTCCACGGCGGATGACTGCATAGGCGTTGCCCCAGCCCTCAAGCCACGTGGTGACGCAATTCCAAAAGTCGAAAGTGTTGGTGTAGTCGTTAGGTCTGACCGCGACGAGCCTGTAAGCCGGATGATCCTCAGCCGCCTCCTGCCCCTTGTCTGTCTTCCTCCGCACCGAGCGCGGAAGGGACGCTATATTCTCGGAGATCAGGCGGATGCCGGCGTAGAACGCCGTTATCTTCATCGCCGTGGAGTTGCAGACGTGCTGACCATAATCCACGGGCGGCGGAACTATGACACTGCCTGACGGGGCGACGGTCACCGACCGCCTCCTCGCACCTCCGAATATGCTGCTGAATATCGACATCGTCCGCAAGATAGCAAGCGGACGGCGTTAAAATGTGGAAAATTCTACCAAAGTGAGCCCTATCGCCGAAATTCCCTCGAATGCCTGAACGTGTCATAGGACGGGAACCGCGGCTCCCCGAACTCGGACATGAATAGACCGTTAAGGTAGTCGAACACCTCGCGCCTCGAGGTGGTCTGTCTCACCGCCCGGCGGCGGCGCAGCTCCGCCCAGAACTCCCTGGCGAACCCGTCCCTTGTGACCATCCGCCACACCCTCTCGTCAATCTCTCTCATATAACCCTCAAATCATGGCTGGAATATATTATCTTGCTTTCCTGCCCCGCCGTGTCGTTCAGCCAGCCTCCTATCGCGTCCACGGTCGCCACAACCCCGTCTATCTTGTTCCTTGACCTCGCCTTGTCGAGCTTGATGTTGGCGTTCGGGTCGCGGTACACCACGACGTTGCGAAACATCCACCGGATCACGGGGTCGCCAAGAAAATCAAGCTCGTGACGCAGCACGGCGGCCTCCAGCCACTTCGTCGGCACGGACATGTAGCGGATGTTCTGCTGGTACTCCATCAGGCGGTCGCAATACCGCCCGAACTTTGGCAGTATGTTCCAGATCGCCCACGGGTCATACGCTATCTTCCTGACGTCATACAGATCCATCCACGAGATCAGGGTCTGAAGATACCAGTCCTCGTCAAGCGTCTTGCCCGGTGTCACGACAAGCCAGCCCTGCTCCTTCCACTGCCTGTAATCGACACGGTCGGACATCTCCGCCACCTTGGACTCCGGGACGCAGAACAGATAACGCACGGCCTTGAACCTCGGGAACCAGAAGGCCGCGGCCGTGATGTCGTTCTTTGACGCCAAGTCCAGCCCCACATAGCACTCCTGCCCCAGGAGGACGGCCGGGTCAAGTCCTCTGCCATTGGCCGCCACATCATCATCGCTTATCCAGACTTCCGGAGCGTCAACCCACATATTGAGGTTTTTCGTGCAGAAGGCGGCGAGTGTGGAGCCTCCCTTCTTTTTCGCCTCCTGGAACTCATTCTCCATATATTCGGGGTAAAGCGACACACCGTAATTCGGGTTGACCTTGCGCCAGACCTCCGGGTCATCCCACCGGTCTCCCTCATCCGGCTCAAAGAGCATAATGAAGTGGTTATCCTTTGCCTGAATCCCGGACATCACGTCCCTGAGGAACTCCAGGTCGCGGAAATACGGATAGCTGGTGTCCATGCCGGCTGTGGAGATGGAGAACACAAGCGGCTGCCGCCTTGATCCGATACCTGTCTTGATGACATCATAGATCTCGTTCGTCTTCCAGGCGTGCCGCTCGTCACAGATGGCGGCCTGCGGGTTGAGTCCATCCTTGTTCTTTGTGTCCTTTGTCAAAGGCTTGAATGCAGAGGCGGTCTGCGACCTGACGATGCTTCCCCGGTAAATATCGACGAGCGTTGTTAAGTCGCTGTTGCGCAGCAGTTCCTTGGCCGTGTCAAAGCAGATATTCGCCTGCTCCCTGTCAACGGCGGCGGCGTACACCTCCGCGGCCGGCTCCCCGTCAAAAAGAAGCATGTAGAGAGCTATGATCGCAGCGAATGTCGTCTTTCCATTCTTGCGCGGCACATAGACATCGGCATACTGATAACGTCTGCGCTTTGTGGCGGTATGGTACCAACCGAAAATGTTAGCCGCCACGAAGAGCTGCCAGTCCTCCAGCTTTATGGCCTTCCCGGCAAACTCGCCTTTGAAGTGCTTAAATGCCTGTGCGAAACGGACAAAACGCAGGAACTTGGAGGTGTCAAAGGACAGATCCGCCCTTTTCTTGTCATTCTCGTACCTTTCGCAAGAGAGCCGCACCATCCGACAGGACGGAACTGCGCCGGATACGATGTCCGCCGCATACCTGTCAACCCTGTCCAGATACTTACTGCTCATCCGGTCCACCGCCCTCCATTATCAGGTTGATGATCTTTGCGGACGGATCCTCTCCCTCGACCCTCGCCTTTATCCTCTGACGGTCAACAGGCGATAAGCCGAAGTTGGAGCCTATCTTCGCCACGTGGCTGAAAAAGCGGTCCATCTGCCTGACGGACGGGTTCTCGACCGTTCCGCAGACATTGCCCTGTTCATCGCGCTTTATCGTATACATCCCGTTCTTCTCCACATCGGCGGCGGCGGTCATATACATGTCAAACTCCTTGGCGAACATCACCAGCTCTGGAAGGTATGCCTGCTCCAGGATACCCAAGGGTATGAGTTGACGGCAGACGGAAAGATAAATCTTTCTTTGCCGCTCCGTCAGAAGCTTGTAAGACATAGTTCCGCAAGCGGCCTGGATGCTGCCGACCTTCTTCCCCTCAAGATCGCCGTCATTCTTGCGCCTGCATGCCTGATAAGTACCCTTTAACTTAGCGAGTTGCGCGGGCTGTTTTTTACGTCCGCTTCCAGTTCCTCCCATATCTATTTGAGTTTTTGCACATTACAATTACTTGGCCGATTTTCAGCACTCGCGTCTCCGAAACTGGGGTCGTGGTCTTGGCGAGGATCGACGGAGAGATTCGAGGCCCCCTCCCCCTCTCGAAGCGTGGCGGCCGCCACGCCGGTTGCCTCCGCAACGCGCCCACCAAGGCCATTCACGTGCGTTCTACGCCATTCTGAGATAACCACTTTATCCCTATTACCTTTAGCGATGTTACAATCGGCACAGAGGCTTTGAAGGTTGCTCTCGTCAAAGAAGTCACGGCACACGGGGAACGGCACGATGTGGTCAACGACCTCCGCCGCCTTCAGCCGTCCGTTCCTCGCGCACTCGGCGCAAAGCGGGTGCGACTGCCTGAAAGCCCTGCTCAGACGCGTCCATCTAAACGTGTGATATAGATCATCAGACCTCTCACGGTGATAGCCACCGACTTCCAACTTTTTACGCTCCTTGGAATCCCACGCCAACGCTGTCATCTGTCCTCCCTGTTGAATGTTATAATCTTGTCAAAATCTTAAGCATCAATTAAACCTCCCGAACACCAGCATAGCCGCGTCCCGTGAATGCTCGGTCGTCCTGCCGGTGTAGCCGGTCACGGCCGCGAAACTGTCACGCGCCCATTTCGTCGCTCCCCTCAAAGGAGCCACCATCTGGAACGGTATTTTCATCCTTTCCAGGAAATCCTCCCAGATCTTGGCATCACGCTTGACCGACCCGGCGCCAAGGCGGCGCGCCATCTCCTTGCGGACATCGTGTGTGTCAGGCACCCACCTGCGCAGCCTCGCGTCCTCAACGACAACGCGGATGTCCTGATATTCCGCCACAAAACCAAGCACTCGGAACAAGGCCTCGTCTATCGTCACCGTGTCCAGCGACAGCAGCTCTCTCTTCTCGGAGTCCCACACGGCTATCCCGGTGTTGACACCTGTATCAATCCCAACCCAGATCATGGCCTACCAGTTGTCCTCGTCTTTTGCCTCTTCCTTCTTCGGAGCAATCTTCCAAGGCTGGAGTGATCCGATGAACGGAAGGCCGCGGACCTGTGTCTCGCTCATCCTCTCGAAATATTCACGAGATACCTGCGGCTTGATGTAATGGCTTGAGCCGAAGCTCTGGTTCGCACTCTCGTAAGCCGTCGCCAATAGCTGGACATGCTCCAACGGCCTCGAAGTCATCGCACCGAGGCCGGGGTCAAACTTTTTATATTCGTCGATGACCGTGCCACGCTCGTTGTCGATGGGGATGACGATGCAGCGGCGTGTCGCCACATCTCCCTTGATGTCCATAATCTTCGCGCCTGGAATCCTGTCCAGTTCGATCTTGATGTTAAAATTTCCCATATTCTACCTTTTGACAATAATTTCAAACAACAATCGGTCTTCGCCCTTGGGGACGATTCGACCAAAAGAGACTTATTCATCCTCCTCCTTGACCATAACTCTCAAAGAAAAACACCACATCCATGTCGTGCCATTCAAGCAGTCCGAAATCAAGGCTCTGCCTTACCTGGAAAGACCGCTTCATTATCCCTTGGCACTGTTCCCTGAGGATCCTTCTGAAATCCTCTACCGAGTTCGTCCCCTTTCTGAAATTGCACGCCCTGCATGACGGATTGAGATTTTCGACTGAATCATCACCGATGGCCACCATCTTTGAAAGTGTCTCGTGATCCCTGCCTCTCCAGACCGGGACAATGTGATCGACCTGCATGTCCTCAAACCTCAGCTCCTTACCGCAGTAGGCGCAGCGTCCTCCATATTTGTCGTAAACCAACCTTCTCGTAGTCATATTCATTCCCCGTCCTCCTCCTTCTCCTTGAACGCGTCGGACGGCTCGATGTAGAGAGCCTCCTCCACGTGGCGCAGCCGCTTCCACAGGTTGCGCACCTGCTTGGATTTCTGCTGTAGTTCCAGGCGGTCAACCGAGAGGCGGTCGTCCACATCCCTGCAGAGCCATTCGATGCGGTTCCACATCTTGTCGAGCTCCTCCTTTACCTTCTGTTTCCGCTCCCTGTGATCGACAAGCATCTGCACCGTGCCAACGGCCACGATCGGCGTGAATATCAGAACTATAATTCCAATTAAATCTGCTATATCCATAATCCTATACGTTTTTTTTTGTCCAAAGAAACCCTTCTGACGGCTTCCCTCTCGGCTTCGCTCAGCTCCCAGACGATGATCTTCTCCGCAGCCTTCTTCTCCGCAGCCTTCTTCTCCGCAGCCTTCTTCTCCGAGATCAGCCATCCTTTGCCAAATATCGCCTTGCCGACGGCCTTCTGCGACGCGAGCGCGGACAGCAGCACCGGCGACACCTCGTCCCTCATCACCTTGAACTCCACCCCGTGCGTGGACAGGTAGCCCAGCATCGAGGAAGTGAGCACCTCTGGAGGGTACTCGTAGCGCGGCAAGGACACCGAAGCATCGCCTTTCGCCTTCTCCTGCGCCTCCTTTATCCTCTTCCTGAGGTCGGGCGCGGACATCGCGAGCACGTCCCCGAAGAGGTTGGAGATGAATCCGGTGTTGACCTTCGCCCCGTTGGCATACTCGACCGCACAGGCGCAAGGGATGTAGGTCAGAGAAGAAGAAGAAGAAGAAGAAAAGAGCGTCAGCTGCGGCCCGAACAGGAAGAAGCGGATCCCCCTGCCCTGATAGAATCTCAATATCCCGGCGAGGATGCTGAACGGCGGGTTGTCAACCACGACATCATCCTCCTTGTAGTCATAGGCCTCATAGTCGCCGCCCGGCCAGAACGGACGCACTATGTTACAGCCTTCGATGTCCACCTTCTCCCTCAACCATCCGAGGACGGCCTCGTACACCTCAACGGGCGTGTAGCAGTCATCCGTGGTCAGTTTCGCCTTGAACTTCTCCGTGAACTCGCCGTAATCATCCTTGCCGACCTTCCCCTGAACATACTTGGCCTTCGGCCTGACCTCCTCGCCGAAGAGATCCAGTTGCTTTATCTCATCAGCCATAAGCCTACCTCCTTCTTGCAAACAAACCCTTGGACCCCATCTTCCCGAACATCCAGTCATCCCCGACCGGGTCCGACTGCGCCCCGGTCTTCTCCGCCTTGGATTTCCTTCCTGACGGCACCGGCCTCGCGCACCCGCAGCTCATCGACTTGCCGCTCCTCAGGCTCTGGGCGTAAACAACCCTTTCAGTCCCGCAGTCGCAGCGGCAAAGGCACGCCGTTCTCTTGTGCCCGTCAGTTGATGTTATAGCCGTCATCCCCAGCACTGTCCATCTCCCGAACCTCTGTCCGGTCATGTCTCCGAATTCTTTCGCACTGCCCATCTTATCGCATTTTGAAAAACCTGATGAGAGCCTCCGCGTCGAACCCCGGCACGGCCTTGAAGTTTGCCACCGCCCGGTGGATCCTCGCCCTCTTCTCCTTGCCGTCCGGAGATCCATCGACCCTCGAATAGTACAGTATCAGCAGATGCACGATGTCGTCGGCGTAGGACTGCAACGCCTCCGTGCGCTCCGCCATGCCCTCAGGCACGCGGCACATGGCGTAGTCGAACGTCTCGTCAAAGGCCACCTCCAAACCCTTCAGAAGGCCGTTGATGTTCTTCTTCGCCTCGTTGAAGGCGTGTCTCTTACGCTGCACGAGGCAGTTCCTCGCACCTATCGCGTCGAGGGCCCTCGCCATGCGCGCCCCCATAGTCTGGATGCCCCAGACCATCTCCAGCAGCACGCCCAGCGCGGCGTATCCCTCCGCGCTCAGGTCGGTGCCGGAATCATTTATCAGTATGTTAATCCTGTTAGTCATAATCATATCCATCCTCAATCAGTTGAATAATCCTGAATATCTCGTACGCCACCTCCGGCACCCAAGCGTTGCCAAGAGCCTTTATGGCCTCCCTTCGCCATCTCCCGAACGGAATGGAGAGGTCAGCCACTCCAAAGGGTAGCCCATCATCTCGCCGACAAACAGGGGGTTGAGTTGGGAAGCCCTCCCATCCTTCGAAGCGGGGGATCCGCCGTTCTCCGGGAACATCGCCTCGAAGTCCTCCGCGCTCATCCGCTTCTGGCCTTTGACCGTCCGCTTCTTCAGCCCGTCCGCTATCGGGGTGTGGAGCAGCCTGTGGCACACCTCCGGCAGACCCTGCTGCCGGGAGTTCGAGCCCCTCCTCCTGTAGTCCTGCGCCACGGGACTCGGCATCAGCCCGTGGAACTCCAGCCAGTCCTCCAGCCCGTTCGGCCTCGTCTCCCCGACCGCCCTGGAGCAGAAGGTCACGTCCCCGGCCATCCGCAGCTCCGAAACCCTCCCCGGGTGCCTCACGCTCACGGCGAGCGGCGTCGGAAGGAGATTCAGCGAAGCCATGTCTGAGATGTTCAGCAATCCCGGGCGCTCTTTCCTTGCCCCTTTGATTGTCCGGACACCGCAGTTCATCCCGTCCGATGCGAGCGGTGTCGGGAGAAGGCCGTTGACCGCCATCGCCGTAAGGGAGCGGCCCATCTGGCTGTCCTTGTTGTAGGTCTTTGTGTACTTCTCCGCCTCTACGGCATTTGGCGTCGGCAAGATCACCGTGTAACCACCCATGATCTCCTGCGCCAGACACCCACTGTCCCCGCTCTTCGGCTCGCGCTTCGGAGACCCCATCTCCGCGTCCATGGCGGTCGGGGTCTTCAGCATCATGTCCGACATCTTCCCTCCTCGCAACAAACCAAACCCTGTCCCTCCTGTGCGGCGCTCCGACGGCACAAGCCGGTATAACAACCGGCTGGACGGTATATCCCGCGTCCTCGGTGCGAAACCAGAAGCGGTCGACGCGCTGCCCGCGCTCCGCGCTGACGTAATATCTCTTGACTTCCATATCATTGTCTTTTTTAATGTTTGTTTTCTTGGGCGGTCGCGGTGACGCCGTCGGCGGTGGCATCCAAAAGCACGAGGGGAGCAGCCATGCATTCGATGTCCAGGTAGTTGCCGCGCGCGCAACCGCCGCTGCCGTACGCGACCCACCCGTAGTACTTGTAGTACCGTGAGCAACTCCAGACGCTGAAGCAAAAATCCTCCAGAAGATCCGCCCCGTCTATCTCTCTTGCTAACTTGTCGATCTCGCCCTCCTGCTCCGTTATCTCCATCGCCGCCAGCAGGGTCGGTAGTCCGAATCTGCCGAACCTTTCAGAGCTGAATTTCGTGACAAACCTCGCCGCAGGGCTTCCCGCTTCGAGAAGCGCGGCTGTGGCTGCCTGGTTGTCCCTCAACCTCAGCGCGCGCGTCTCGGAAATTCCCGCGTCGAGCCACCTATCCCTATCCTTTAGATCCAGCAACTCCTCGTTGCTATACCTCGGGTAAATAAGGGCCTTCTGGCCGTTCAGGAGGTCGATCTCAATTCCCTCGATGCATTCAAGCCTGTTCTGGCCCTCGCATCCGTTTTTATAGATAATCCTTGCCATAATCAAAAAATCTTTCTGTAATTCATGAATCCGCGCCTCATAGCTCCAGCCCGTATTCCTTGGCCACCTGCCTGATGACATCACCGCCGTAGTTGCCCACGGTCTCCGTGAGGAATGTCCGCAGGGTGATGCTGTCCGTCGGCTTGTAGCCATGCTCCTCGCACCATTGCCGCCTTCCGAAGTCGCAGGAGCCTGTGAGGACGTGATGCCACTCGAACAGGTCGCCATACTCCTCATCCAATGCCGGGTGGGTCTTCACGAACTCCGCTATCCTCTCGTCCAGCGGCCTGTTCTCCCTCCATTTGGCCTCAACCGCCTCAACCGCCTCGTGCAGCGTGTCACCGTGGGCGAAGAAGTTGCCTCGCTTGGCTATCCAGCAGTCCCTCAACGTCAAATCCCTGCACAGAACCGCGCCCTTGGCGACATTGCCACGCACGGCATAGATAAGTGTTAACACTCTGTCGATGTTATAGACCTTGTGACCGGAGAACTCCTTGACGCCTGAGCCATCGCCAGAGCCATAGCCTGAGCCTGAGCCATAGCCAGAGCCATCGCCAGAGCCAGAGCCATCGCCATAGCCATAGCCAGAGCCAGAGCCATCGCCAGAGCCATAGCCATCGCCAGAGCCATAGCCAGAGCCATAGCCATCGCCATAGCCATAGCCATAGCCATAGCCATCGCCATAGCCAGAGCCATCGCCAGAGCCAGAGCCATAGCCATCGCCATAGCCATAGCCATAGCCATAGCCAGAGCCATAGCCAGAGCCATAGCCAGAGCCATAGCCAGAGCCATAGCCATCGCCATAGCCAGAGCCATCGCCAGAGCCATCGCCAGAGCCATCGCCAGAGCCATAGCCAGAGCCATCGCCATAGCCATAGCCAGAGCCATAGCCAGAGCCATCGCCATAGCCAGAGCCATCGCCAGAGCCAGAGCCATCGCCATAGCCATCGCCATAGCCATAGCCTACTGCCAAAAACCGCTCGATATCCTTCATCGCTTCCATTCCTTCTTCGCTTCAAGATTCTTTACAGCCTTGTCAGAGCAAGGGATGATCTGGACAGCGTTGGCAACTACCATCTCAGGCACGGCCACCGTAATCTTGCTGTTGTCGTTGCACCCTTCCTGCGAAAGCTGCTCCACGGCTGCCGCGCCGTCCCAGTACCACACCTTGCGGGCGTTGGCAAGCCGGACGTTCAGCCCGTTTGCATCACTGCTCACCTCTTTGACCTCGCCGAAGAAGATCCCGGCGCCATAGCATCTCACGATGCACTTTTTTTTGATGCAATTTTCCATCATTTTTGAATCATTAAAAGTTAAACAATCTGTCATAAACTCTGGCCCGGGGCGCGGACTCGAACCGCCTTTATGTCTGTCAAAATCATCTGCTTTGTGTTTTTGGTATAGCTTACGTATTCCCGCGTCCCCGTGGACGCTTTCTCTCCGGGCTTTTCGCGATTCGCACCGCTACTTGGGTAGGAAGGTAACTCCTGGGCTACCTTGTCCTCGCTTGCGAGGCTTCGCTCCCCGGCGGGGAATCGAACCCCGCTGACGTCCAAACGCCTATCAGGCGCGCCGGAAGCTGCTCATTCCGGCCTTCGGGAAGTCCCTCGGGCGAGCGTTCGCCGCTGGCCGTCGGAGTCTAACCACATAATGAGTAACACTAAAACTAATAACCTATGAGCCGCGATAAGACCCGCGCGGCACGGGTTTCATTCCTAAAATCACCCCGTCATTTCCATTCCTCCGCCATTTCCTTGACCCCTCGCGGACTTTCAGCCGCAAAGCAAGGGTTTTATCATTCCAAGTCGCAAAACGCCGCCAAATCGCCTTATTTCGCCTCGCTCTCCTCAACCGGCCTTATCCACCAGTCATTGAGCGTCCGGCCGACCTCTATCCGCTTCGACTCCCTCAACTCCGCCAGCCTGGAGAGAAGCTCGCTATCCGGCATTCCCCGACTATATGCCCATCGCCTCAGGTCAAGAAGCAGGACGTGGCGGGGCAGGGCGTTCCGGCACCTCAACGCGGCCACCCTCCGCCCGATCTCGTCAAGAACCCCCTCCATCGGCTCCAACCCTCATGTCGTCGCCCACCAGCTCGACGTAGTTGCACATCGTGTGCAGCCTCGACCACACCCTGTCGCCGTAAGCCTTGCGGATGGTGGCGAAGCTGAAGTTGCTCGTTATGATCGTGAGCCGCCCGGGCGTGTCTCCCCTCAACTCCAGGAACTCCCTCATCACCTCCTTGCGGTTGCCCATGTACAGCGTCTCGCGAGGCTCCGAGCCGAGATCCTGGATCCCGATGATCCGCATAGACTGGTAGAATGCCAACGAGCCGTCCCTCGCATAAGCGTCGCAGATCATCGCTGCCGAAGAGTCGGAGAGACTCCACATCGACAGGGAGTCACCACCGAAGGTGAACTTCGCGCCGAAGGCGGTCAGCATCATCTTCAGGATCCACACCGCCGTGGTCTTGCCGCTCCCCGGGTTGCCGGCTATGTAAAGCCCGCGGCACGGGTCGCCGTCAACCCACGCGCCCGTGTCAGGGTCCTGGCACCGGAACGGGAGGTTCGCCGCCCACGCCGAGAGCGCCGAGTAGGCATCCGACCTGCCCGCAGTCACGCGGAAGCCGGGAACCATCTGCCGCGCTATCCCCTCGAACAGCCACCACGCGGCCTCGGGCGTGTAGCCCGACGCGCTCCTCCTTATCCTCGGATAGCTCTCCGGCACCTTCAGGTCGGAGACTATCTTGTCGATGTAATCCTTTGTCAGCATAGATTTATCTTTTTGAATGTCCTGAACTTCTTCTTGTCTTGAATATGCCGCTAAAAGTCGCCCCGGTTCTTCCAGTCGGACGTGGCGTCCATGAACTTGCTCTCTCCGCCGGCGGCGGTCTTCGATGCGGCTCTTTGAGCGTCTATGTCCGTCCAGAGCTTGGCCTTAGCGTACAGGCTGAAGTACGGGTCGCCCTCGGCCCTTATCGCCTCGCTCCCCGGACGGTGGGCGCACCAGTGGTCGAGGAATCGCGCCCGCTGCTCCGGAGACATGCGCAGACCCTCGGACTCCAGGCGCGCGGCGGCCCTGTCAAGAGCCTCGGACATCTTCTTCCTCTTTACCTCCGCTATCCTGTCCGGGTCGAAGCCGCACCACTCCCTCATGACCGACGAGACGTAGAAAAGGCTGTCCTTGTCCCTGGAGGGTACCGGGGGGCTGGGGGGCTGGGGGGTGATCCCAAGGGACGGCTCGGAGCCGTCCTCGTGCGTGCACACGTGCGCATCGCACGCGCATGTGATGTTATATTTATTATCTTTATTTATCGGGATAGGGGGTGTGGGGGAAAGGGGTGAACTGAGTTCACCACTTTTGGTTTTGAGTTCACCGGTGAACTGAGTGCACTGGTGAACTGAGTTCACCACTTCCATGTCAAGGGAATATTCGTTCAGCTTGCCGCTCTCACGGCTTACACGCAAAATACCCTTTGCCTCCAACTTCGCAAGCATCTTAATAGCTCCGCGTTTGGTCATATCGCACCTCCGTTGGAAGTATGGCAGGGACGCGTGGCAGGTGTGCTCGCCTCCTTGCGTGAAGCCATATATCACGGCCACCGCCATAACCTCGGAGATATTAAGCCCAAGGTCGAACATCCAGTCCTGAACGAGGACAAACGGTCTGATCTCCGCCATGGTCTACTCCTCCCATTCCGGATGCAACCTCTCCAGAGCCTTATAGGCGGCCCAGAGCAACGCCCCGCCACATAGCTTGACGGCGACGAACGTCATGGCGTTCACTTCGGGCGTGTCGCCAACAAGCATTACCAGCGCGGCAAGGGCTACAAGCCCGACCACGGCGTCCACTATGATAATCCCTTTTTTCATATCCCTAAAACTTTAAGCCTTGCGTCCAGTTCCGGCGGCAAGCGCCGCTCCTATCTCGTCAAGGACCATCGTCAAATCCTCACCGTCGGCCTCCTCGTGAAGATTCTCCAGCATGAGCCTTGCGATGATCAACGCCTTTCGATAGCGGAAGAACTCGTCCGTCCTGTCGGCGTAACGCTCTTTTACGCGCTCCTCCTTGACCTCGAGGGCGCCCTTCTGGGCTTCCAGAATCTTGATGCGGCCTTTCAGCAGACCTACCTCCACGTCCTTGCTGTCGATGATGTCGCCGAGGTCCTCTATACGGTTGCCCAGCTCCCTGTTGGTCTCCTTGACCGCCGCAAGCTCTTCCTCCGTTCCTTGAGTGGCGATAGGTTCCGCCTTGAATTGATCTTCCGTCGAGGTGGACCCCGTTGTGCCGATAAATTGCTCTCTTGTCATATCTTTAATGTTTATGTTTATGTTTAAAAAGTTTGTCAATAAAAGCCGCCCGGACGGGCAGGAGGCGGCGTTGAAACAACAAGTCGTGAAAAACAAACTCTTAATACTCGCCACGTAAGGCGCCAACCCCCGTGGGCGTCCCGTCCAGCAGCATCACTGCTGTATTCTTCCTAATGAGCGGCCCAGGCGCGCTCTATCTCCGTGCCCTTGTAGTACACACGCCCGGACTTGATTCCCATTCCGAGGGCAGGCCTTATCTGTCCGGACTCCCTCCAGCGGGCTATCGTCCTCCTGTTCACGCCCAGGAGCCTGGCGGCCTCGCTCTCGCAGTAGCGGGACGATGGCGACACTTTTGGTCTCTCGTTTGTCATGACTTGGGAAATAAAAGTTCCGGGCTGCATCTTTTCTTTGTTACTATGGAGGTCAGCCGGGCAAGCTCTTTTTGATTAGCCCAATTCGGAGTCCTCTTGCCGTGCCGCCAATTCCACAACGTCTGCGGTGATACACGCAGGTTTATGTAGATGGCGAACCGCAGGTTCTCCCGCTGGTAATCGGTCAAGGTCTCCCAGATTTCCGGGAAAGTCCTTGCATCTATGGATTTATTTTCGTTCATTTGCATTTACCTTTAACGTTCAACAAAGTTTTATACATTGTTGTTTCGTTTGTTGATGCAAAATTAAGCAAAGTAAAGCAATAAAGCAAGGATTTGCTTTACTAATTTTGCTTATTTTTTATCAATTTTTGTTATATGGCTGATTTTGAACGATTTTTAACAGACAACGATCTTAGGAAGAAGGACGTAGCAGAATATCTACAAGTGTCGAAAGCCTTCGTAACTCAGTTGTGTCAAGGGCTTAGGAAATTACCGCCCGAAAAACTTGCTTTACTAAAAACAAGAACTGAATGGGACACCTCCGCCCTCCTCGAAAGCGACCAGCCCTCCGACCAATCGATCCGCGGCAACGTCACGCGTATCGGCAACATCAGCGGCGTCACGAACTCTCCGACGACCGTCAAAAACAACGGCGGTGGCGAGTCCGCAGATCTGATGAGGGTGATAGAGGAGCTGAAAGAGCAGAACAAGTCACAGCGTGAGCAGATACAAAACCTGACAGAAATCATAAAGAACCTGACGGCGAGGTAGCCGCCGGGAAACCTCAACACTAAAACATAACATCATGCCAAGCAACAACGAAGAAGACGGCGACGAACCTACGGGGACGATCAGCGAAAGACAACTTACAGAGATTATGGGCGAGTTCTTCGCACAACTGGGCGCAAGCTCACAGAGGCTGCAAGAGAGCAGCGAGGACAGGCTCGACCGTGTCAACAAGATGGCCGAGGCGTTGTGCGACGCCGTGGAGCGCACGTCACAGATGGCCAGCGCGCACGGAGGCATCTGCCGCCTGAGCCTCGCGGCCGCGGAGGAAAGGATCGCCTCGCTGAAGGCCGACCGCGACAGATGCCGGAGCCTTCTGGAGGACAGCCAGAGGGAGGTGAGCCGCCTCACGGATCTGGCGGAGGCGATGCAGCGCCTCTTCGAGGAGGTCGTGCGTGACCTTGCCCGTCACGGAGGAAACACGACGACAATAGGCAATTTATCGGGCAAGACAATAAAATAATTCAAATAAATATATGGGAAATACGGAAATAGCACTCACCATCTTCGGCGGCACACTTGGTATCGTGGCCGCGATCGCACTTATAATTTTGCTATACCGCTTTGCGATCGGGAAGCTCGTCAAGGGCCTGAGAGATTTCAGCGAATACGCAGTGCGATGGAAGTCGGATGACGAGGTTAAGGTCAACGTCATGAAATCGCTCGCGCTCATCTCCGACGGTTTCGCTAACTTTATTCTTTTCGCGATGATCATTGTCCCGATCATTGCCCTCATCGTGGCTCTGGCTTCGTAAAACTTTAAAAAGTTTATTAAAATCGGTCGATAATTCGGGACTGGCAGCGACCAAAATTCACGACTAAATAAATTTATGCTTGTAAATAGTTAAAAATCAATCAATTTCAAGTCCGAATTAGGCTTCCCAAGCCGAAGGTCACGAGTTCGAGCCTCGCATTCCGCTCAATAACCAAGGGCGATGATAATCAATTATTTAGGTTAAATCATCAGCCCTTATTTCTTTGCTAAAACTAAAATTTTACCCCAAAAATCGGGCGCAAAGTGTGACATTTTGTGACAAAATAAGGCCAAATTCGGGACTAATTCGGGACTAAACAAAACAACGCTATGGCAAAAGTATCGTATTATCTCAAAAACGTCAAGGCGGGCGACGAAGCGCCGCTCTACCTGAAAATATCACACGACTACAAAAGCGCCCTCCTCCTCGTGGGCAAGATCAGGCCGGAGGACTGGGACGCGGAGCACCAGACCTACACGGGCCGCAACTTCGGGCTCAGGACACACATCAAGAGCCTCGCCACGCAGGCGGTGGACATCATCACGGATCTGCGCTACTCCGGGGAACTCGCCACGATGACCGCCGGGGACATCGTCGGGCGGATCAGGCAGGAGGCTTTCGGGGAAAAACCCAAGAAGAAGGGCGGGGATTTCCTCAACGCCCTCAAGGACTACCGCGACAATTGCTTCAAGCCGGGCACGCGTGAGGTATATGACCGCACGGTCAAGGCGCTCACAGCCTTTGACGCATCAATTGACGAAAGGTCATTCAACGACATCAACCGCGCCTATCTGGAGCGGTTTGAACGTCATTGCAGGGACACAATGACAATCAACTCCATCGCCATTCTGCTGCGCAACATCCGCACGGTCTTCAACAAGGCCATAGATGATGGCAAAACCGACTTCTACCCTTTCCGCGCCTTTAAGATCAAACAGGAGGAGACAAGGAAGAGGGCACTCACCGCCGAACAGCTTGCGTGGCTCATTAATATGGAGCCGTGCTTCGGATATGAGGAAGCAAGGGACATATTCCTGCTTTTGTTCTATCTAATCGGAATCAACATCGCCGACCTTGTCGCGGCAAAAAAGACCTCTGTAAAAAACGGTTACCTCAACTACAGGCGCGCCAAGACGGGGCGGCTGTATTCCGTGAAAATCGAGCCGGAAGCGGCTGCGATAATAAAGAAATATGCGGGCGCAACGCATCTTGTCAACGGCCTTGAACGCTATGCCACCGAAAACTCCTACCTGTCAAAAATCAACAAGCGGCTGAAATATTTAGGATGTCCGCGGGGTAAGCGCGGCAAGATCTTAGGCGAAGGACGTTTCGCGGATTTGTCAACCTACTGGTCACGCCATACCTGGGCGACCATCGCCTACGAGATAGGCATTCCGGTTGACATAATCGGCCAGGCTCTGGGACATTCAGACAAGTCGCACAGCGTCACATTCATCTACATCAAGGAAGACCAAAGCAAGGTGGACGAGGCGAACAGGCGGGTGATCGATTACATAAAGAAAATGGCGGGCCAATAGCCCGCCATTCCATCCGGATTATCCGGATCGCTATTCAAATTTCGCCGCGTCAATCTCATCGGCGTGCGCTTGCAGTCGTTTGGCAATGTCCCTGAAAGCCTCAGCCAACTGGTGATATTCGTCCTCCTTGAAGGACATTGATTTGTTCAGCACCCAGCAGCCGTTAAGGCGTTGCGAGAACCAGCTTTGTGACCTGCCGAAATATTGCTTCGCCAGCTGCGACTTGTTAAGAATATCTTCCAATTCACTGAAAGCAGTGGCTGTCGCATCGGGCTTGTATTCGATGCACTTTTTACGGCGTTCCTCGTATTCAGCGGGATTTAAAATTTTCCTTTTGCCCAAATACATAATTTGTTGTAAATTTACCCCCGATTTCTCGGGGGCTTTGGTTAAACTTCGTCCTTGAGAGCATTAAGGAGGCCCTCAATTCTCCTTATGATCGATTGATTGGCCGGAGTTTCGATCAGTTCAAGCAGTCTGAAAATCTGATCAATCAATCTCTTTTTATAACTCATTTCATTTTCACACCTCCTTTATTTTGTTGATACAAAGATATATAATAATTTTATTATACGCAAGTATTTTATAATTATTTATTAATAAAAAAAACTACACGTGAACCACACGTGTAGTTTTTAACTCACATCTTCGCTACCATTTCGTCCACGCACCGCCCAATCGAAAAGCCCGTCCTTCTGAGCTCGTCGATGCGTCTTCTGGTCTCCGGCTTAATCTTGATCGTGTACGGGACTTTCGGGGCGTCGCCCGAAGGCTTGCGCCCGGCGCCCGAACGCGCGCCGCCTCGTCCCGTGACCAGTTCGGCGACCGCCTCGCCGTAGGCGTAAAGCGTACGCCCCCTCACAACCGGTCTTGCGGAGGCGTATTTCACGCACGCCTGGCGGAACTCCTCAGGCGTGCGGCATATCATCTTTTCCAGCTCCATTATTTCTGATTTTTCCAAACATTGAAATCGTCCCAGGATTCAAAGCACATGTAGCCGTCGCCACATTTGACAATCTTAGACGCCCATGGGCACTCCTTCTCAGCTTGATAGCGATACTTACACTCAACATATTCTGTTCTCATTTCTTTCACCCGTCACGCCGGTAGCTCAGCTTTTATTGTTAAACTCTACTCCCACCAGGCGAAGATGTCGCCGTCATCTGTTCTATACGCTTGAACCTCGCCGCTCCAGCACAGGGCTTCGCCGCCGAAGCTGTCATAGTCTATTTCAAGATTGCTACGGGTGTCCGCTGTTGATAAATAACCAGTCTTGCCGCTTTCTTTAAGTGCCCTCTGGGCATCTTCTTGTGTTCTGTAAAGTGTCCTCATAACTCTTAGTGTTTTTTTGTTTATGCAAATATAGTAATATTTTTTTGAATTTAGTACACTTTTTCAAAAAAAAGACAAGAAAAATGCCGACGACATCAGGACGAGGTCGCCAGCACTCAAAAGCATTGTTTACCAGATCAGCAGTCCGGACAGCCGCCGAACTTCGGTATAGGCCTGTATCCCGGCATCACTGGTGCCGGTCTTGGCTCCTTTCTGTTCCCCTTTGGGGGCTCCTTTCCGCTATCCTTTTCCATAGCCTGTCATAGATTTCAGCGAGCTTGTAGAAGGCAAGTCCGAGCCAGTCGCAGAGGTAGGCAAGCGGCAGGGCGGCAAGCGCCGACTGCAAGGCGGGGACACCGCTCAGGATCATAACCACAAGCACCGTCCAGAATACCGAGCACCGCTGGCACGCCGCTACCTCCGAGACCACCTCCACAACTTTCCCCACAAGCCCGAGGTGATGGGCAAGGGCGGTGATGACCGCCACCGCCAAAGCCGTGATCATCCACCCCATACCGTCAGGCCACCGTGAGCGTCAGAGGGGTCTCCGACACGAACGTCCTACCGCACGACTGGCATCCGGTCACGGACACGGCGTTGACCGTGTTCCCGGCCGCCACCGTGACCGATGTCGGAGCCGTGGTGGACGCGAAAGGGATCGTGAACGTCTGCGACACCGTCTCCGTCCTGGAGCAGCATCCGTCCGTGCCGCAAGGGTTGTAGCAGATGCACCCCTGCACCCTCACCACGGCCACGTACTGGCCCGTACCTACCTGCGAGAACCCCACGAGCGAGAACGCCGGGGCGAACACCGGGGTATTCGAGGCGCACACCGGACGGCAGAGCCGCTTCGTGATGTTCGCCATCACATAGTACGGAGAGGCGGCCGACCCGGCCGCGAGCGTGGCTGTTATCCTCGCCACGTTGCTGTTTTTGCAATTAGACATGACTCTCGTTGTTTTGTTTTACGCTTCCTGTTCCTGTCCGTCACCCCCTTCTTCCGCCGTTCCGTCCCCGCAAGCGGAAGCGCATTGCTCCGGGAACTCGACAGGCGCTAGGTTGAGCGCGTCAAGTCTGGCAAGAACGACACCGAGGTTCTCCGAGAGGACAACCACATTGTCGTTGACTGCCTTGATCGCGTACATCATCTGCTCGAAGATGTTCTTCGGCTGTTGCTGCTGCTCGTTCATCGCTTCAGAAAATCAGTGACAAGGAAGCCCCCGCCGAACCGCCTCAGCGCGTCCGAGAGTTTTGAGGCCGTGACCAGGACACCCTTGCGGTACTGCCCGTCCACGAATCCGTGGAGATCCTTTTCAAGGGATCTCGCCTCGTCTTCGCTCTCCGCGTAGACGTAGAACTGAACCTTCACCGGCTTCATCACGCGTCAGGTATCGGAGGTGCCGCGGGGATTGAGGACGCGGTCTGGGCCGCGCCTCCTCCCTTCAGCGACCTTATGATCTGATACCCCTTCATTATGTCCTCGCCGTGGCTCTGGATCCACCCGAATACCTCGTCGGCTCCGTTCCTGATCCTCTCGAAGGCGGAGGGTTCCACCGGATCGAAGTCCGGCAGCTCCATCCCGTCGGAGATGAACCCGTAGAGTTCCTGGGCCTCCCTTATGTCATTGCCGCACGCGGCGAGACACGAGAGTTTGAGCGACATCTTTGATGTGGTCCTGAGCTTCGTCATATCGACAGTTCTCTTTCTGAAAAGGTCCGGCATAAGGCTTCTCCCGTCAGGTCAGACTATCCGTTGCAGGTGTCGCAGCCGCAAGGCTGAGGCGCGCTGTACCGGGCCACCTTCAGGAAACTGTCGGTGCCGATCGCGCTGTTCAGCCCGTTTCTGTTGAGAGCCGCCGCAAGTGCCACGGCATCAGCCACCGCGCTTGACGTTGACTGCGCCTGAGGGGCGGCCTGAACGTCCACATACTGCCTGACGGTCGGGGCGTTGGTGTTCTGCCAGCTTTCGCGAGAGGCCCTCTCGGCGAGAAGCACGCTGGTCAGGTTGGCCACGGCCGCGGCGTTCGCGTTGACGCTAGCCTGCGCGCCCTCGGATCTGGCCTTGCTGGCCTGATTGACACCCCAGATTCCGGCGATGGCGAGGAGAAGCGCTCCGCCGCCGAGGCCGGCCGCGAGGCCGATGCCGGTGGCCGCTATTCCGCGTCCCTGGTGCTTGCATCCCTCTTCCCTTCGGTCGAGGAGATAAGGTAAAAGATTGTCGTCCATGATCAAAATGGATTATAGATTTTCCCGCCTCTTGAAGCCTTCGGCGGCATTGGCGCGGTCTTCTGACCGCTTCCGCAAACCTACCCTTTTTGCCTCCGTTAATTAAGAAAGCAGTTCCTTTCCCGTTCCCTTAATTTTCCCCGTTCGTTCCGTTTCCGTTCCGCCTCGCCTCTACGCGCCTCAGGCACATCTCCAGCCCCGGCGAGTTGTCCGCCCTCGACCGGAACGAGCCTATCATCTTGCGGACCGCGCGCCCGCTGACGTGCAGCCTCTCGGCTATCATCCCCGGATAATAGCCGCTCCTCCTGAGCGTCACCACGAGCAGGTGCCTCGCGTCCACGATCTCCTCGCTCTTGGACTTAGACATTATGTCGCGCTCCGAAATCCCCGTGACCTCGCACACGTCACGCAGGACGCTGGCGAATATCTCTGACTTTATCATATCTTAAAAGGTTTTAATTTTAACGGTACGTGTAAATACGGGCGGATGGGCATCCGACCCGATGAAACGGCCGCACACGCAAAAGAAAATCGGCGGTGCCGATATTTCAAAGAGCGTGCGGAGAATGCACGCCCGCTAAAGCCGGAGATATAACCCTCCGGTCACGCCGAGTCCGGCGTTGACTCTGCCGGAAGGGGCTACGAGGACGGACGGCCCGACAGCCACGCCGAAGCCCCACCGCTTCGGCTCGATGGAGTATCCCTTAGTCACGATCTTGGTCTGCGGGTACACCTTGACATATTCCAGCTCCGTCCTGAAGCCGCTGACCCCGATGTCGTAGTTGTCGCCACGGTAGCGGCTGAACACTATCGGCACCTCGACCTCGACGGTGTCGCGGATTTGCAGGAAAACCGTGTCGCCTACCGATGTGGTATCGTCGGCGAACCTCGCGAAAGTCAGTCCGGACAACGGAAGTCGGACGGTCTCCACCCTCAGAGGGGTGACGGAGAGCGGAGCCGGCCTGTAGTCAACGAACGTGTCGCGGATGACCAATGTGTCCACGCTCTCCAGAAGAGGGCGCGTGACGCTCCTCCTTCCGCCGACGAATCCAAGCCCCACCGCGAGCAGCAGAGCGGCCACGAACAACAATGTCGTATTCGGTCGTTTTCGGTCGTTTTCGGTCGTTGCCATAAATCTCAATCAAAAAGTCCCCCGCGCCTCCCGGCGGGGAGGACTGATGAACAAAAAAACTAATACCAAGAGTAACACCGCCCCGATTATGGCCGGGGCGCGGCCATGATCCGTCAGTCAAGGATCTCCCAGTCCTCCAGAAGGATATCCGATTGCGACGCAAGCCATCCTGTCAGCACAGCCTTCCTTCCTGTCGAATCGTGGGTGAACATGCAGATGGTGCCAAGCGCGGGAATCTCGCCTCCGTTGCCTTCGGCAAGGCTTTTAAGGAGAGGATCCTTGCACCACTCCGCCTTGACGACAGCCTCTGGTTTGAGCCATAAAAACATCCCTTTTCCGTTCCAGCCCTTTCGGGCAACTCTCTTGCCCTGCTTCAGGGCCTCGATAGCTTTTCCAAAATCCATAATAAAATAAATAAAATGTTGATTAAATGTCTTCGATCCGGCTATAATCCGGCTATAAATCGGCTATAAATCGGCTATACTCATCGCCTCACGCCTCCGAGCCTGTCGGCCCACCGCTCCGTCCAGAAGTGGGTGTGAGGCTTGTACTTTTTCTTCCCGCAAAGGTCGTAGTGGACGGCGGCGTGGCATATTGACTGCAAACCTATCAGCGGAAGGTATAAAGGCCCGAGCATCCTCGACTGCCTGACGTGGCCGAACTCGTGGTCCACTGTGTCGTGGCTCGCGAACCAGTTCAGCACTACGTACTCACCGAGAGCCAAGGCCTTCCCGCTCCCGATCGAGGATGTCCGCAGATACCTGACCCCGCGGATGAGCTGACGGCTTGACTTCCCATGAGCCTTCCTCTCGTAATACATCCACACCGCCTGCCCGGTGATGTTCTGCGGGATCTGCCACACCCACAGAAGGGAGTAGGCCGCTTTCCTTAATAAATCTCTCATAATCCGTCAATATTTTTAATTGTTAAATCCCGACAACTTACAGAGCCTTGTACTCACTTGTCGCGTCGAAGCAGGGGCACGCCTTCCTGGCGAAGTCCCTGTGGCCTCTTATCTCCGCGTTCGGGTACCTCGCCTTCAGATCCTTCAGGAGCTTCGTGAGAGCCTCCCTCTGCGCGAGCGTCCTCGTGTCCTTGGCCTTTCCGGACTTGTCGAGACCTCCCACGTAGCACACGCCCACGCTGTCCGCGTTGCGCCCCTGGCAGTGAGCCCCGACCTCGTTCTCCGGCCTCCCGGCGTGCACCGTGCCGTCAAGGTAGACGACATAATGGTAGCCGATGGTGCGGAACCCGCGCGCCCTGTGCCACCTCGTTATCTCCTCGTTCGTCACCCACCTGCCCTCCGGTGTGGCGGTGCAGTGCACTATGATGTAGTTAATCTTCCTTGCCATCCTTGACCTCCTCTTTGTTTTCGGATTCCTCCGCTTTGTTTATCGTTATCGCCCCCTCGATGTTCGCCCCGGTCTTGGCCTCGACCACGGCCTCGATGACCTTCGCCGCGTCCACCTTGACTCCGGCCTTGTGGCCGAACTTCCAGAAGTACCAGTTCTGCGCGATGCTTATCAGCTCCACGCCGATGACCACGAGCATCAGCCCCGTCTCGATGACCGTGTAGCCCGTCGCCACGGCGAGGCTGGAGGCCAGCACCGCCCAGCAGAAGTACTCCACCGCCTTTCCTATCGTGCGGCGTATCGCACGGCTTATCCTGATACGGTCGCCCTTGCGCCGGGCGGCCCTGATGCCGAACACGAGGTCGATCAGGATGACCACGGCGGCGATGACGAGGTATGGTAGCATCCTCTCGAACGACTGTTGGAAAAACAACAACAATGTGGCCGATATGCCCGTGCCGACCACGACACTCCCCGCGGAAGCCTCGTCCGAGAGGATGTGGGCG